ATCAAACCAAATAACATGCTTGAGATTCACCCGCTACCGGCCTGGGCTTCATCGGCCACCGGCCACCGTGCCACCGGCCTGGGCTTCATCGGTTACCCGCCACCGTGCCACCCGCTACCCGCTACCGGCCACCGGCTACCGGCCTGGGCTTCATCGGTTACCCGCCACCGTGCCACCCGCTACCCGCTACCGGCCACCGGCTACCGGCTACCGTGCCGCCCGCTACCGGCTACCGTGCCGCCCGCTACCGGCCACCGTGCCGCCCGCTACCCGCTACCCGCCACCGGCCACCGTGCCATGTGTGTACGCCCGCGAGTGAAAAGCGAGGGGGAGGGATATGCCCACGCAAAGCCGGGTTAGTGAATCTATATATGTAAAAAGATTGTTATAGGCATTTTTCACCCCTCACCCTAACATGCAATGAAAAAGCATCCCATGTAGGAGTGACGCGTAAAAGCATCCCATGTAGGAGTGACGCGTAAAAGCATCCCATGTAGGAGTGACGTGTGCTTTTCTCTGCCCTACCCTACATTAAAAAGTTTTTACGAAGTTTTGAAATACTTTGTCACTTCGTCACTTTGTCACGCTGCTTAGGATAACTGCTGATGACTTCCATTGCCTTTGCTTATAAGATATAATCTTTGCTAATTTTTTTAAATTTCAGGTGGGGGGGTAGCCCGAAATGAAGTGCAAATCCTATAAACCGACACCCCCATTTTTATTTTTGCATAATTTTTAATGGCCACTCAGTCTGATGTAAATAAAGTACAACTCACGCGCCCACAGCACACCTTCATCTTCACAGACAGCAAACATCCTGGGATGGTAGGTGGCTTGGGGTGTATGCGAGACAGCACCCCAGTTATAACCGCTAACGGTGTAAAAGCTATCGCCGATCTAACGCATAGAGACAGAGTGTTATCGTGGAGTCCTATCGACAAAAGCTTCTGTTATCAACCGACAACAGGAGGGTTCCCGAAGGACACAGCGAGACTGTACAGAGTGGTGACAGTAGCTGGAGAGTTCTACGCGGCAGGGCATCATAGGGTGTTGCTGCATGATCAAACCTACGCCCGTGTTGCCGACTTGCGCATAGGGACACACTTAACTTTGTACAATATGGGGGTAGTTAGAAACACGGGCGTCATCAGCATAGAAAAACTAAAAAAGCAAGAGTGGTACTTCGACCAGCATGTTTATGGCACAAACAACTACGTTACACTCGATGGAACGATACACCACAACAGCGGCAAGAGCCAGGCCGGTACGTTCAGAACGGCCCACCTTATGAGCCAAGACCCGGGCATCAACTGCGCGTATTACTTCCCAACCTATGACCTGATCAACATGAGGGGTATACCTGGTATGGTAAAAGACCTCAACTGCTTGGGGCTTACGAACTACACCATTAACAAATCGGATTTCACGATCAAAGTGGAAGGCTTTGGGAACATATACTTTCGATCCTATGACCGACCCGAGAGGATTGTTGCCTACGAGGTTGCACATTCCGTCGTGGATGAGTTAGACACTCTGCCGCGAGATAAGGCTGAATATGTGTGGCGTAAAGTGGTAGAGCGAAACCGGCAGGCGTGTAGCCATCCAGCGGGAAACACAGTAGCTGTAGTAACAACACCTGACCAGGGGACGATGGGGTTTGTCTATGAGAAATGGGGCAAACCAGATCGACAAGACGGGTACGAACTGATTAAGGCCAGTACGCGATCCAACCCGTTTATACCGGATGACTACGCCGACAGCATCTTAAAGAACTATAACGAAGAACTGAGAGAGCTTTACCTGGATGGGGAGTTCATATCCTTAGCGCAACGAACAGTCTTTGAGAAGAAGTCACTGGAAAAGGCTATGTTGGAGTGCTTTAGCCCTCGTAAAAGAATGGCGTTTGAGACCGGCCTTTCTCGCTTTACCGAGCGACCCGACGGCGAGCTATTGGTATGGGATGACCCTAAACCGGGAACGCGCTATGTTATTGGAGCTGACGTGTCGGAGGGATTGAGCGACGGGGACTACTCGTGTGCTGACGTATTGTCACTACCTTATGGCGAACAAGTTGCTCATTGGCATGGGAAAATCGCGCCAGACCTTTACGCCAAACTGCTCAAACAACTTGGGGAACGCTACAACAACGCCCTTGTTGGAGTAGAAGCAAACAATCACGGGATGACAGTCAACATCTTGTTGAGAGATTACGGGTACTCGAACATCTACGTCCAGAAAGCGATAGACGACAGAGGCAGCTCCGACAAAGAGACCAGGCGGCTGGGGTGGCTGACAACCTCGAAGTCAAAGCCTTATATCATTGACCAGTTAGCGGCAGAGCTTAGAGAGCAGACGCATGGCATCGTTAATGAGAAAACGGTTATTGAGATGCAGACCTACATTGTGCAGGATAACGGAAGTTATAACGCACAGGCAGGCTGCCATGACGATAGAGTGATGGCTAGGGCCATTGCCGGGGAGATGCTCAGATCGTCACCGTCGTACAGAGGTAAGACTAAGCGAGATGACAAGTGGTGATGTGGGTTGGTTGAGAAGATAAGGTAAGTAGTTGATTTAAAACCAGAATCCAAATCTGGATTTAGCGATTCTAATAAGGCTTCAATGTCTCTTATGACGTGAAAATGTTTTTTACCAGTCAACTCCGCAATCTCTTTGCTTGACATGGATTGGACTTCTGCTGCGTTTAATGTGGTTAAATCTTTCATTAAATTCACCGAAAAAAATAAGTGATAAAAGAAAAGCGCCACAACTATTGGAGGTAATATGGCGCGGACTCAATCTACCGTATAAGCTTATCGGATGGGGGTTATTCAATATATTGGCCCCTCTCGACCGCACCATATTTAAAGGAAACTGATATGGGAAAGTGTTAATAAGCTATGGCAGATGGGAAATATTCTACCACAAAATATTAGCAACACTGATGAAATTCTACACGAAACCGCCCTCCCCCGTCAATTAAAATTGCAAATGCTTATAAAATACTTGAAAAAGCGTATAATATGTGTTAGAAATAAGTGACAATAATAGATTTCTCTGCGGGGCGGCAACATGGTGATGTATTCAGACGGGTTTGGGGTTAATGACGAGCGTAACACAAACACTACGCTAAAAAGAAATAGACCTGGAAACTTGCAAAAACTCAACGCATCAAGCGTGGTCGGAAACAACTCCGCAGGCATAAGCAACGCGATTAAAGGTGTCGGAACCTCTATAAGGGATGGAGTTTCTGGCATAGGAGGCTATATGAAAGATGCGGCGGATGGCGTTGACAAGATGTTTACCTTATCTCCAGAGAAGAGAGCGGAAGTAGATGCAAACATTGCTAAAGCGAGAGAGACCAGGAATAAGATGTTCGACTTATCTCCAGATGATAGAGCAAGAGTAGAAGCGAACAGTGCAAGAGCGAGAGAGAACTTCGCTAATGACTATAAGAGCGTAAGCGACTTCGTGCAAGGGATACCCGAAGGCGTTGTTGAGTTTGCAAAAGATCGATGGAGACCGGTACTGGAAGACATTAACAAAAGAGGTTTAGTCGCGTTAAATCCAGTTAATTTAGGCATTCAGGCGTTAAGGCAAATAGACAGTGACGCTGGAAAGTTTGAGAAAGCAACCGCAGACTCTTATGGGAGATTAGGATCGCTAGTAAACCAGCGCGTAAAAGATGCAGCCGGTAGCACTTTAGGTCTGTCTGCAAGCAGCTCGTCACCCGCAGCGATAGACGGAATGACAGGTGCGGCAACAACAACCAAACCAAGTCAAACTCAACAAGGCCAAAACACAGCCAATACCCAAGAACAGGAAGCTAAACTCAGCCCAGGCGCTTTAAAACAGAGAGAGCTGAACCAGAAAGCACAACAGGAGTGGTTGGACATAGTTGAGAAACGGCAGGCAGCTAAGAGAGCGGAACTGGCCAGAGCAAACGAAGAAATAAAATCAGCAAGAGGGGAAAAATTGCCTACCGGAGGTGTTTACTATGGAACAACACCGGATGGCATGAACATAAAGCGTGAGGGCAACAGCTACAGCCAGACCTCCTATACCCCGGCAGACCCTAGAGCTAGATTTATAGTAGGTGACAGGCAGCCTGTTGTGACTGAGGACGAACTACTCAATAACATGGCCATTCAGCTTAGAAACTGGAGGGACACGCCGAGCTACCCTTTACAGGGTGAGACAGAGCAAGCCTATTTGGTTAGATTGAACAAAGACGCGGCCCGTAAGCAACAACTAGCCAACCAATACAACAACCTGCAAAGCCAGCGCAATAACCGCTACCAAACGGACATGAACTACAAAGGCGGTATCGAACAGGCAGGAATCAACCAGACAGGTCAAACGGATCGCAACAACGCAACCAACTTCGTCACCATGCGTGGACAAGACTTGGTTTCAGAAAGTGCGGATAAAGCCAGAGCCATGCAAGAAAGGATGTTGCAGTACAAAGCCCAGCAGCAAGCCGCGAAAAAGAACGCAAGGAAATGGAAACCGAGTAAAGACTCTAATGGCAACCCTGTTATGCGCGATCAGAACAACCCTGGATTGACCATCGATCTGAACGCCTATGAGAACGAGGTAGCAAGATTGCGAGGAATACTTGGTGACAATGCCATTACCGAAGAAGAAAGAAAGGTGACAGCGGCGAATCTTAACCAACTGTTGAACCTGTTCTCAACAGAAGATTACTTATCAGAAGATTACGGAGATTCTGAAAGTGATTACGACTTCGGGTTATACGATCAAGAAACCATCCAGTAATAAAAGTATAGCGACTCGCTCTTATCTTAATACCTAATCTCACAGAGACAACGCACTATGGCTAATTATAACGACTACGCAGCTTACGACAACGAAGACGAAGAGGAAGGCTCCTATGGTCTGAACGATAGCGTTTTGTCGCAGATGCAAGGGTATCAGTTCCCTAATCAGGGCACTCCTGGTAGAGAGTACGACATACTTAACCAAGCAAAACAGTTCTCTGATAACTATGAGAAGAAGTATTACAAAGATGCGATAACAGGACAAGAAAAGAACGCAGAGCATAGGTATCTGAACGACTTCTTCAACGCAGTTGGAGAAAGAACATTACAGCTTCCGGGAGTAATAGCCGGTATGGCCGACATACCCGCCGGTATTGTTGGTTTTGACAGACCGTTCGGCAAAATGGCTGATGCGGTTGGTGAGGCTACAGGATACACAAAATGGGCTAAAGAAGCCCCCGTGTACTCCCCAGGCTTGCAAAAAGACAAGCAAGAGATAGAGAAAGCGTGGGAGCAGTATGACGCCGGAGAAGCGAGTACGTTAGACCTTGTAGGCAAGTACCTACAAAACCCTACTGTAGTAACGGATATAGGCGCTAAAACAATACCTGACTTGATGTTGATGGGAGGGTTGGGTGCTGTACCAAGAGTAGGAGCAGCCGCCGCAGAAGGTGCGGTAATGGCTGGCAGCGCTATGGATAGCATGGGTGAAAGCGTAGAAGACCCCAGACTGAGAGCGGCTACCGCAGCAGGGATAGGCTTACTTGGTGCAGGCGTGACTAAAGCCAGTAAAGCGTTGGCTGACAAAGCTGGCGTGATAGACCCTGACACATTAGTGACCAGAGGGTATGCGGCGACTCGCAAAGAAGCAGAGGCGATGCTTAACAACAGCAGAGGTATCGGTACGCGATTAGCGATAGGCGGAGGGATAGAGGCAGGAGAAGAACTGGCTCAGTCAACCGAAGAAACTATTCTGCAAAACTTAGCAGAGGGGAAACCCTGGGATGAAAATCTAAGACGAAACCAAGTAGAAGGCGCAATCGGCGGAGGATTACTGGGTTCTATTATGAACGCACCAGGGCCGATAAGAGGACAAGCACTGCCAGGTCAAGAAGACACGTTGCGAGATACTCCTGACGAACCGTCAGGTAATGTTGGCAGCGAAACGCCGTCAGATGGGCCTGTGCTAGACCCTAACGCTGGGCCGATGCAAAGAGCGGCCAGCAAGTCAGCGGAAGTTGCAAATAAAGTAGAAGGACTCCCTAATTTACCCGGCGATGAGGTATTGAACTTCAGAGATGGCTCGACAGCAACACGGGCTGAGATGGAGGCATATCTTACTGAGCAAGGAATGTCGCCAGAGCAGATAGACGCCTATATTAGAAGCAGAGCGGAAGGCGATCAGATAAGCGGGGAAGCACCAGGCATTGACTCATTTATCAATGCGGATGATGCCATAAGAACTCAACAGCAAAACAATATAAAGAACTTTGCTAATCTTTCGCGCATAACAGGAGATCAGGAAGGTTTCGGATTAGGACTCCAACCTACAGCGCAGCAAGAGATTGCCGCTGAAGAGCCTCAGCTAGACCTAATATTCAACAGAGCAGCGCAGGCACTTACAAGCCTAGAGAACATCGTAGCCGCTAACCCGGAACTGAGTGAAGATATCTACGGGCAAGGCGGATGGGCAGATGAATTAGAGTATTACAAGGAGGCCATTGCTAAGTCAGACGGTGACGTACAAGCGGCTCACATAAACGACTTGACGATAACTCTGGACGCACTGGATAGAGCCTTTGAAAGTAACACAGTAGTAGCGAATGAGCAGACAAAAACGCAAAGCCAAGAAGCGCCAACTGGAGCGCAACAGACAGAAACAACCCAACAGGTAACGAATGACCAACAGAATACTCAACAACAGCCTGCGGATGCAGTTGCGGCTGATGAACAGGAACTGGCTGATAGACAAAGTGACGCAGTACCTACTGATCAAACTCTACCAGATGTAGCTCAACAGGAAGTAGCTACCGGCACGACAGAACCTACTTCGGACACCGTAGTACCTAATACGCAGCCAACAGCTACTGAAACGGATACAGTAGTGTCTACAGCCGATCAAACACCAACAACGCAGCAGGTCGCAGAGCAACCACAAGAGACAGAAGCAAGTAAAAAGGAACAGATAGCGAATTTAAGGAAACGTGCGACAGAGCTAAGGAAAGAGGCAGCAGCGTACAATAAAGAGAAAGGAGGGTTTGCTACAAAAAATAAGGGTAAGAACCTTTTTGGAACAGGTGCACCACGATACATAGCTGCATCCAACCCTGCGCAAGAGAATAAAATATCTGCGGAGCATACGAGGCTATTAAGCGAAGCGAAAAGGTTGGCAGAAGAAGCCAACAAAATAGAAGCAACTCTGCCTAAAAAAGCTAAGAAAGCTAAAATACCGTTGGTTAACTATAAGATACATACAACAGCCCCGTCATTTGGTATGACTAGAAACGACGGAAATGTATCGACGTATGATATATCCAATATAAACGCTGCATCACTAGACCTTTTAGGGTATAAAAGAGTTTATTTCAAACCTGGCCCTGTGCAGGAGGTATATGCTGAGACTAAAGACGGTGTGGCCGAGCATCTTTTCGACGGGGATACAAAAGACGTAAAATCTTTCTTAAATGAGAAGATAAAGCAAGCATGGAAAAGTAGAACTAATGAAAACACCCAACCAGTAGCTAAAGCAGGTAAGACTACCGAGACTAATGCTGTAGAGCAAGTAAGTACGTCTACGCCAGGAGCAACACAAAACGCTCTACCTACCCAGAACAACTACCTGGCAGAGAAAGGCTTTACTGAGGCAGAGATTGCTGAACTTGAAAATGCCAGAAAGACCACTAAGAACCTGAACAGTTACGCCAGAGGCCGGTTTCAAGAGAGAGCGGTCGGAGTTGATTTTGAAAAAGGATGGGATACTAATGAAAACACCCAACCAGTTACGCCACAGAACGCGCAAGGAGATAGCCAAGCGCAACAGCAAACGGACACACTTGGGAATAACACCGAGCAGCAAGGCGGACTTGCTAATGTGGCTAAGACACCTGAGAAAGCGGTAGAACAACCCTGGACTGATAATAAAGAAGACACAGATAGATGGTTTGGTAGCCGTGTAGAAATTGCACCGCAGTATAAAAACGAAAGCGCAGAATACGGTGAGGTTAGACAAGTATTAAAAGGGATGTCCGGCCCAATTATCGAGGTAAAAATAGATGGCACAGACTCAACTTTCAGATACAGACCAGATCAGCTTAAAGTAGTATCGATAGTTGATAACGGTCAGGTTATAGCCCAAGAACAAGTCGCTCCAGCAGAAGAAAAAGCATCTCAGAAAAAAGGTAAAGCGCCTAATAAAAAGAATCCAGTAGAATTACTCACAAGGATACGCAATCTTGGCGGAGTTAACAGAGATGAGTTAATAGCTAATGGAATAGAGACAAAAACCGCAAAAGGAACAAACGCTCTTGATAGCAGATTAGCAAATAAAAACGGGAGAAAACTAGACGATCTAGCGCAGAAGCTTCAAGAAGAGGGCTACCTTCCGCAGGATAGACCGTATGACCCTAATGAGCTTTTTGATCTGATTGTTCAATCTTTTAATAAGCAAGGCGAAACGTACAGCTTAAACGACGATTCAAACGCAGAAGCTATTGTAAATAAGCTTGAGAAAGATAGAAGAGAATACGATGAAGCACAGCAAGAAGACCTTCTGTCTAGCTACAGCAAAGAAGATATAGAGGCTAAACAGCAACGGATAAAGGACGCCAATGCGAAAGAAGCGGCTGAAAAGAAAGCAAGAGATCAGAAATACGACTCAGATCAATCCTTAAACACGGTTGTCGATGAGATGTTAGGTAAAGGCGTGACAGCCGACCTACCTGGGGCCGAGTTAAATGTAATCAGAAAAGCGCAAGATAATACTACTGAAGCAGAAACTACAGGTAATGAAAAACTATCTGAGCAAGAGTTAGGAGACCTGTTCGACAACATTTTCGCTGAAGAAACAAGTAAGCGCCAACCAAAGCAGACTCAACCGCAAGAAGTAGAAACTAAACAAGGCCAACCGCAAAAGACAAGGACAGCGACAGAATCGGCAAAAAGCGCGGCGGCCAATACAGTCAAAGGACTGGATAACGCTATAAACGGGCTAGGCGCTTTGTTTGGAGGAAGAGGCACTCTGCGTTCAGGCTTAACTTTTGATGAAGATACTTACGAACAAGCAAAACCGTACTTTATAGAAGCGGTTAAGAATTTAAAAAACGCTGGCAATGACATAAAAGACGTTATGCGAGCCATCGTAAAAATGGTACTGGATCGTTTTGGCCCAGATGTAACCAATAACATGAAGCCTTATGTTGTTCGGTTTGTTAATGATTACCAAGAAGGAAAAATAAATGTATCAAATACCGACGACAATCTGGAATCAGATAGCGCAAACACAAACGCTCAAGACAGCGGAAATGAAAAAACTGTTTCTGATGAACGCACAGCAGATGGAACAGGCACTGGATCGACAAGCAGAGGCACTGAAGGCACAGAAGATGGAGCCGGAGGTAATAGTAGCAGCCCAATTAACCCTGCCGCTACTGGTAGAAAACGAAGCAATAAGCCGGTACATTCAACAGAGCAGCCAACAATTTCTTCGGAACTCCCTCCCGGAGTTACTGACAGTGAGCGAGGCGGTAATGATAGCAACGCAGGAATACAAGCTGGACTTAAAGCAAGCGATGCAATTAAAGCGTTGGCTCAACCAGGAGACAAGAAGGCTACTACCTCCAAAGTAAAAACGGCTGATGCGGAAAATATTGCCGCAACGCTACCTGTACTGGATTCAGGACAGAAGTCTGATGTGTTGTTTGCCGAAAAGCGGCTTGCAGAACATAAAGGCGTCATGTTTACAAACGGAACAGGGACGGGAAAAACCTTTACCGCATTAGGCATAGTCAAACGAGCTGTCCTGCAAGGTAAAGAGAACATCATCATTGTTGTTCCTTCGCAAGCAATAGCAAACCAGTGGACTAAAGCAGCCTCAAAATTCTTCGATTTAAACATAAAGGTGCTGCCTGACACCCGTTCAGCAGGAAAAGGGGTCGTCATAACCACCTACGCCAACTTTGGAGAAAACAACGCATTAGTTGGCCGCGATTGGGACATGGTTGTGCATGACGAGTCTCACAAGCTGATGTCAAACGAGGCTGGCGATGTAACCAAATCGTTAGAAGCGTTAAGAGGAATAACCTATCATCGTGACGGATTTTACCCCTGGTTTAACAGAAAAAATGCTGACATAGTAAAAGAACTTAAAGATTCTAAATTTACCTACAGCGACGACATGATGGATCAAATGTTAGACGCGCTTCGTAAAAGAGAATCAGATGCAAGAGATGCTTATAACAAAGCCTTAGAAGAAGCTAAAGTTGAGTACGAAAAACTATCTTCAGAAAAAGACCCTAAAGTCGTTTTCTTATCAGCGACCCCATTCCCTTACACTAAGGACGTAGACTATGCTGAAGGATACCTGTTCGACTACGGAACAGGAGAGAACGGCAGCGCTTACAATTCAGGAGATAGCAGAGACCGGTTCTTTATACAGAACTTTGGTTTCCGTATGCGCTATAACAAGCTAACGCAGCCAGAGGCTAAAGTAGATACGGGAGTCATGGCGAGAGAGTTCAACTCCATGCTTCGTAAAACAGGAGCGTTGTCGTTTCGCGGACTTGATGTTGACTATGATTACGACCGTAAATTTCTTTTAGTAGACTCAGCTATCGGCCAGCGAATTGACCAAGCATTAGAGTGGATCAGAGAAAAACAATTTAGGGCGTTATCAGATAAGCTGGAAGGACAGTTTGACTTCTTAGAGCGTCGATATTTATTAGAAGCTATTAAAGCCAATGAAGTTATTAAAGTAGCTAAAGACCACATGGCTAAAGGTCGTAAAGTTATTATATTTCATGACTATAAAAAGGGCGGATCAACTAACCCGTTCATCTTTTTCCCGGAAGAAGGAAACACCGAGTTAAACGATCAGATAGCGGAATTTGAGCAAGAGTTTTCTGACATAATCAATAGTTTTGCCAGATTAAGCTCACCTATCGATGCTTTGAAAAAAGCGTTCGGTAACGACGTAATGATCTATAACGGAAGTGTTAGCGACAAAGATAGAATAGATATTCAAGATCAATTTAACAAAGATGATTCAGGAAAAAACCTGGTATTGGTGCAGTCAGCCAGTGCGAAAGAAGGCGTATCTTTCCACGATACAACAGGCAAGCACCAAAGGGTTTTGATCAACATCGGCCTCCCTACGCAACCTGCTACCGCTATACAACAAGAAGGAAGAATTTACCGGGTAGGACAAGCGTCAGATGCCATGTTTCGGTACATGAACACAGGGACAAACTGGGAGCGATGGGCTTTCGCCAACACAATAGCACACAGAGCGTCTAACGCAGAAAACCTGGCTGTAGGAGAAGGCGCAAGAGCGCTAAAAGATGCGTTTATCAATGCTTTCCAAGAAAGTGACACCTACCCTGCCGGGCATGAAGGCGAAGGTAAAGGCGGAAAAGAGTCTGACAAATCGCTGATCGACTCCATAACAGAGTTTGATCGAGCTAAAACGCTGTACTATGGGCAGGGAAAAAGAACGTCACGCAATAAATCGGCTGAAGGGACAGACTACTTTGCGACACCTGAACCCGTCGGATACATCATGGCTAAAATAGCTGATGCCAGACCGGGAGAGTCTATGCTTGAGCCAAGTGCGGGTCACGGGGCCATAGCACGCTGGTTTAGAGAAGATGCAAAAAGGACAGCGATTGAGCCAAGCGGAGAGTTAAGCTCACGATTAGCTTTGAATTTTGACAGCGAAGTTAAGCGCCAAACTTTTGAAGAATTAAACATCATCAATAAGTACGACGCTATTGTCATGAACCCACCGTTTGGTGTAGGCGGTAAAACAGCTATCGAGCATTTAGACAAAGCGTTCAAGCACTTGCGTATGAACGGTCGCATTGTGGCATTAATTCCAGAAGGCCCGGCAGCCGATAAGCGTTTTAACCAATGGATGTACGACAATAAGGACACAGAAGAAGCCCAGTTGATAGCCAATATCAGCCTGCCTACTGTGACATTTGAACGCGCCGGGACTAAAGTTAAGACACGCATTGTTGTGGTTGACAAAATGGCTCCAGAAGATGCGCAATCTATTCAAGTGCAAGAAAGAGATTATTCTGGCGAAACAGACATAAACAAACTGTTTGATCGGATAGAAAATATCAGCGTTAACCCTCGTATTATAAAAGAAGCTGATATTAGAGAAAAAATAGAAGAGCTGTTTGAGTCAATCGACACCAAGCATACAAAAACAAAAAAAGACCTATTTACAGTTAAGCCTAAAAAATTCTTAGGCGATAGCTATAAAGATGTTAGTAAGATAGTTAAGGAGAATAACGGGTACTACTCAAAGTTCACTAAAAGTTTTGTATTTGAAAAAGCAGAAGACAGAGAAAGCTTTTATGAAGCACTAGGTCAAAGTGACTTTTTCAACCCTAATGCGGCTGAGAATACAGATTCTGAGATCAAGTTCTCAGTAGCCGATGACGAAAACAGCGATAATATACCCAACTACGGAATCGAGATAAACGAAGAGGAGATCGACAATGAAACATACCTCGCCTATTTTCAAACTCGGAGACCTGGTGATCAGGGACGCGAGACTGATGGGGGAACAACCGGAGCCAGATCAGGCAACGAAGGACAGGGTAAGAGACCTGACAAGGCAGATAATGCGCGACCAGTGGAGCCAACCTACGGACGATTCACCGAAGCAGAAGTCTTCAAGCTAAAGGGCAAACAGCATAAGCTGTTCCATTACTCTAATGGAATACATAGTGAAGCGTCCGATAAGTATTTAGGTAACAATACCTCGACTAACGCCGCGTGGTTAGGTCATTACATGACGTTTGAGGATTGGGGTGGATCAGATAAATACGGATACAACAGACACACAGCTTACGCTAAAGCACTTAAACTGTACAACCTTTCTATTGACCAGTTTGATGCTCTGTCCAGAAAACCTTTAGAGCAAATAAAGCAAGTAAGAAAAGAGCTTATCAAGCGCGGCTATGACGCTATCAACCTTGTAGGTCAAGAGCAAATTGTTGTTCTTGAGGCTAAAAATGTTGATATTGTCAGTAACCCGGAAACGGAGTTAAACGACAGCACAGGGTTTGAAGATTTAGACTATAAGTTCAGTAAGTCACTGGATAAAGACATAAGGAACTTAGCGATAGTCCACAACCTGACTGCTAATAATCTTAGGAATGTTCTCAAACTAGGCGGCATACCCGTCCCTTCCTTAGCGGTAGTCAACAAAGACAACCCACTGAGCGGCTTCGGAGAAATAACACTACTGGGTAGCAAAGAACAGTTTGCACCTAATAGAGAAAACAAGTTCTTTGATGCCGACATCTATTCATCAAGATACCCGAAAATAACCTACGAGATCGACCAAAAAGCGTTTGAAGGTCTGCAAAAAGACATAGCTAAAGCCGAAGCAGAGTCTGGAATCTCTGCAACTGCATACGAGGAAAGAATAGCAGACGACGGGCTTGCGTACTTAGAAAGCAACACGGCCTTGATGTACAACTTCCTTAAAGAGAAAGGAATTGTTGTAGACCCAGTTATGGAGAAGCAAGAGCCTTTATACCAAAGATACGGGGCTTATGTTACCAAACAAGGGGAGCTGAAAGGCAGTTTAAAGAGCTATGAGAACAGCAAGTTAACCCTGGAAGAATTAACCAGAGATAACGGGTTCATCAAAGCGGCTATTGATGCAAAGATAGCAGAATTAGAAGCAAAACGAGCTAAAGGCGGCCTATTTAAGACTAAGGCAGAACGAATTTTAAATTTGATCAACAACGCAGAAGAAGGCAATTTGCTTAAAAGCGGGATTGTCTTAGATGCAGCAACAGCAGTAAAAGAGATTAACAACCCTGTTGGCGAAACAGATAATGTCGATGCTTTTAAAACGTCCAGAGCGATAAGAGATGCTGTAGAAAACGAGGAAGGGTTTCCAGAATGGGTCAGCCAAAAATACGGAAATTTAATTAAAAACGAAACGATTTTTAACGGATACACTCCAGGCGGAAGACGCAAGTATATCCCACATACGTTAGCCAACGTCGTTCGACTGATGAAAAAGTCGAGTGTAAAAAATAACGAGGGAAGCATTTCGACAACGGCTAGAGTCAGAGCTGCGTTAGCCAAGCAGTTCAAGAAAATAACAGACATACAGAAAGATCGGGGAAGATTAGTTACGTCTGAGGAAATGGACGGTTTTGCGGAAGCATTTACGGAGCTACATTACAAAATAGAATCAGACATAGACAATGCAATAGACGGATACTCTTCTCCTGGCAGAGACTTTATAGCGATAGCAGCAGAAAAAGGTATCGCTTATGCCGAAAGAGAGTATGAAACTACCCTACCTGATGATATTAAAACAGAACTGGCAAGGTTCTTTACTGAACTTAAAAACGCACCTACCGAGTATTTTGAGGCCAAAATCAACAGAGCTGTAACTCTTTCTGAGTTCAGTGGAGCTGTAGTACCTTCAGGCAAAGAGTACGATGCGGTTGTTGAATCCCTTAAGAAAGCAGGAATAAAAGAAGTCAGGCGTTATGATAACGGGGATATAAAATCAAGAGCAGAGGCGATCAATACGTTCTCTGACCTGTTTTTCAGCAAAAACCAACCCAAACCCATCAAAGCGCCCCACTCTGCTGGGAGCCTGCGCTCTACATTAAACAAAATATTTGGGCGTGCATGGACAGACGGTCTGTTTGCAACCGGCAAGTTTAAGCTGATCAGCAAAGATGCCGCGATGAAGATCGTCAAAGGCAGTCAGAAAGCAGAGCCTAAATACTCTAAGGAAGGACGCATTCAGGGGTTCTTTGACCCGCGTACCGACACCACTTATATCGTGCATGACAACCTGTCCCGTAACATGACTAAAAAGGACTTGGAAGGATTGATGATGCACGAAATCGGCGTTCATGCTATGAAGCTTGGCCGCAGTGATAAAGTGTTCAGAAAGATAATCGACGACTTCATTGCGTTAGGCAAGACGAACAAAGCAGTACAAGAAGCGATTAACCGGGTACCAAAAGGGACGAAAGAAGCGCATCGAAACGAAGAAGCGCTGGCCTATTACGTTGAGAAGAACCCTCAAATGCCTTTAGCGAAGCGTTTGATCGCATGGCTTAGAGTACAACTGCGTAAGCTTTCCTCGACATTACCGGCTACTCAAAAAGCGTCAATGATTAAGTGGGCAAACAGCCTGACAGCGGACGATGTTGTTTACATGGCGTCTAAAGCATTAAGAAGCGCACCTACGGCGTTGATGTTCGACGAAGTTGGATCAAATGACGCAACCATCAAAAGAGCCAGAGAAAAAGGATACGAAGGCGATAGCAAAGGTGAAGCAGAAGAATGGCTTAGAGCAATCGCTAAAGGGCTTGACATGTCTAAAGAAGCAAGAATGCAGAGAGCCAGAGACATGGGGTTTGATGTTGATAAAACGTATTACCATCTAACTAACAAGGACTTGAAAGAGTTAAAGCCAGGAGGTAAACAAACTGATTCATTCTATAAACTGAAGACATTTCTATCAGGGTCAATAGCAGCTCAAAAAGCAGGAATAGCTGGGCTGACAAGTGGCCCTGCAATATGGTTTGCAGATGACCCGAATAAAATACAAACAGGAGTAGGTGCAAATAAAGTAGGCGAATATTCCAACCCTAACATAATGCCGGTATTTCTTAAAAAAGGAAAAACCTTTGTTGTGGACGCGGTAAGAAACAAAGAGAAATTCGACAAGATTGAGGAGATGGTTAAACCAGATAAGCTCTCATTGCCGATGCCTTATAGGCAGAAGAATTTCGACGGAACTTCTACAATGGTGCGGCCTGATAAAGTAGGTTTTCCTGAAAGAATTGACTACACACAGAGAAAACGTCTGCTTAACAGCGGGTACCAGTCCATAGAGTTCACCTGGAGCGACGATCTTAGAGGGGAAGAAACAACAGAATTTATTGTTTTTGACTCTAACCAAGTGCGCTCTATACATGCAGCATTTGACCCAGACTACAAGGACAGTGGTAACTTATTGGCGAGTAAAGAGCAGAACGACATCGACAAAGCCTACTTTGACGCTCTTAATAAAGGCGACATGGAAGAAGTTCAGAGACTTGTTGACGACGCCGCAGTACAATCAGGAGCGCCTATATTCGGTGTGACAGATACAACAGGATTCAGAGTTCGTAGAAAGAAAGCGCCAAAGAAAACGGTTACCGTGTATAAAACATTTAGGATGAAGGACGGCAAACTTTACCCTATGTTTGTAGGCGCGAAAGATGAGCTACCCGTTGGGGTATGGATAGATGCAACAGAAGGTGGCTACCATTTCACAGCGGATAATGGGAGAGAGTATATACCAGCGGATACAGGAATATCTGTAGCTATACCGAATGACGACGTTCGTAGTGAGTTGTTAAGGCGCGGGTATATTAAATCACCCACCGCTAAGAGCATAAAAGTAGTTGCGTACCGACCAGGATGGCACGGAGGCGAGCTTCCGTTTTTTCCTCAAAGCGGAACTAAAGTAGTACACAAAGGTAAAAAACTACTTAAAGACGTTCCAGATAACTACCCGTACCCTAATGTCCATCTTGAAAACACAGTGTTAGCTGAAGTAGAGATGGATGCGGATTATAACTATGAGCAGGAATATAAAGACACAGCCGAGAGGAATAAAGACGGAAGCATAAATAAAACCAAGTCAGGGCTAAGATTCATTCCAGAAGGAGGCTACTATGAGTATGCGACCAATCCTCTGTTTCAAGACAGACCTGATTTAGGCAAATGGTATATCTCCGGGTCAGTAAAAATAAACAGGATTCTTACACAGAAAGAAGTTAACTCAAAGTTAGACGAACTCGAAGTTCCGCGACAGCTATGGGAAAAAGGAGATAAGCTTAATCTTGACAAATTAGGCTATGACCCTCAGTTTAACCACACAAGCTATAAGCTGACCGATCCAGTAACATACGACAATGATGGTAACATAATTCCTTTGTCAGAGCGGTTCAATCTGAAAAAGAAAGATGTTCGGTATTCATTCGCAAAACGAAACCAGATTTATATCTCAGACGCCCAATGGCGTAAAGAGATAAGCAACCTGTACTACAACAATGACGACAAAACAAGAGGCATTGTTGTCAGTATGTCGCCCGATGAGTTCTTAGAACTTGCCAGTGATAGTATGGGGCAAGCCGAAGAACGAGCAGACGAATACGGCATGTTTGATGCTGAGAAGTTTACGTCAGACTGGTTGCCTACCTTAGATATAGATGCCAGTGGAAAAGTCCAAGATCATGAAGGCAGAGCAAGAGCGGTTATGGCCGAACGAGCAGGTATAAAAGAGATACCTGTTATTCTAAGACTGCCTAAAGCGGATAGAATTAGCAGCGTTGATAAAGCGCCAAAAACGCTAACCGCACAGGACTCAAATAAACGAATTAAAGTATCTAGCCCACGCTTAGTATCCTACAGCGAGAAAAACCCGTTCCCTGAGAGCCAGTATGATGGTGACGGTATTAAATATTCATTCGCAGGCGAGAAGTCAAAAGTTTATAACAAAGAAGCTTTAGCAAAAGCTAAAGCGATGGAAGCTGACGGCAAAACGCCTAGAGAGATATGGGACGAAACAGGCTTTTTCAAAGCACCGTGGGACAATAAGTGGCGCTATGAAATTGATGATGCTTCAAGCATAAAGATGGGTGTTATTGATGGAACAGAAACCAGTTATAGATCGTTAGGTAATACGATCAGCCATAAAGGATGGGAAAAACATTACCCAGACATGAAAGGAATGGAAGCTATTACCAAAGTTGACAGCGAGTCAGTGGAAAAAGGGAGCTACTCTCCTAAAGAAAAAGGCAACGACTATTACTTTGGCAGAGATGAAAGCATAGAAGTTATTGCTGACACCGAAGAAAAGTTAAGAGAACTTCTTTTGCACGAAGGGCAACACGCTATTCAACACAGAGAAGGGTTCGCTATTGGAGGAAACCCTTTTATGTTTGATGAAGAGCAACTCGCTAAAGAGAAGAGCAGACTGTATAACAGCATCAAGCAAGAGTTGATCCCTCAACTGGTGAGAGAGTATCGCGCAGAAACTGACCCTGAAATCAAAAAGCAAATAGCTCAAGCCAAGAAGGAGTTGGACAAGTACGCCATAGCAATAAGTAAAATGTCAGAAGCAGACATGCGCATGGAGAAGTACAAAATGCTTGCCGGAGAGGCAGAAGCCAGATTGGTGCAGAAGCGCATGGATATGACTCCAGAGCAAAGACGGGCCTATTTCCCTTTAGATCATCTGAGAGATATGCTTAGGGAAGAAGGTCTTGCTCCGGGCATAAACTTCGATGCGCTAGGCGTTATAATGGCACCTACTGGGCAAGATAATGCCAGTGACATCATGTTCTCGGTAGCCGACGACAATACGCCTGACCTAGAGTCAGAGCGACGTAACCGCAAGTATGAAGGCATTACTGACGCCGTTAAAAGCGCATGGCGTAATCTTTCTAAAGCGAAGCGTAAAGCCCAGTTAGCTGTATTATCGCTACGCCAGATAACTGAGATAGGTAACGATCTTTTCAAAGGCATACCTAGAGAGGTTCAAAGGGCAAAAGACAAGCTTGATGCGAAAGAGCAATCGATAATTCATAAAGCCAGTTTAATTTATGAGCGAGGGAAAAATCTGCCTAAAGCGGAACGGGATTCCTTAGCGGATATCGCGCATTTAGCGACATTCAGTCAGGTCAGCGCAGACCCAGAAGTTGAGTTTGAAGAAACCGGAAAAAATGATAAAGAAAGGTTCAGGATAACAAGTCAGCTTCGGAAGCGATTTAAAGAAGAGCTATCTGACGAGGGGCGCAAGCTGTATAGAGATATGCGTGACTTTTACAAAGAACGTGATGAAGAACGCAATAATGCTATTAAAGATCGGATAGAAGAAGATGCCAGGGCAGGTCTTTTGAGTAAAAGCATAACCGAAAAATTTATTATTACGTTTGAGGTAGAAAACCGGTTAAGCGGGGATTACTTCCCTCTTACCCGTTTCGGAGACTTTTGGTTGCACTATAAAGACTCAAGCGGTGAGCCGGTGTTCATGACGTTCGATACTAAAGAGGATGCAAGAGACGAGATTGCCAGGCTGAACCTGCAAGAAGGAGGGTATAGCTTAGGTATGAACGGAGAGCGCATCCCGGCTATGGAGGGCGTTGATCCTAGATTCATCGATAGTGTAAACAAAATCATTGATGGGGTGTCGCAAAGCGAAGAAGCAACTCAGTTAAAAGATGCGATCTACCAAAAGTTTTTAGAAACACTCCCTGCCCTATCCTCTCGTAAAAGCTACATCCATCGTAAAAACCGATTAGGTTATCAGGACGATATTTTCAGAGCGTTTGCGCATAAGTCAGTTCGTGAGGCAAGACAAAACGCTCGCCTCATACACGGTAAAACTATTCGCAGTCTGATTAGCGATATGGAAAAAGCGGCAAAAATGTCAGAGTCTATAGACAAGATGAAAGAGGCAGAACTGACGCAACAAGCCATAATGGAGCTAGAAGAGTTCGAGTGGACTGTTGAAGATATCGATAGAATGAAGGACTATGCTGAAGGCGATACGCTTAGAAAGTATCAAATTATGCGCAAGTATGCCGTCATGAAAGAAAACGCTTACGACTTTCTCGACATAGCCTCGATACTTAAAACGATTAACAAACAGATTGCTATCGCAAAACACATCAAATCCGGTGAAGATGGCGATTTTGAACATGCGGAGAACATCGTTCAGGAGTTGAAAGACTTCTACGCGAACATTATGAACTCCAATGTCCACCCTATCACCCAACTGGTTAACTCAATCGGTTTTTCTTGGTTCTTAGGCGCATCACCTGCGGCGGCGTTCATGAACTCTATGCAGGTTCCCTCGGTGTCAATCCCATATATGTCAGCAGAGTTCGGGATGGGCAGAACGACAAAGGCGTTCAAGCAAGCGTATCTTGAATTTATTAAAGGGGAGCGTAACGCCTACGGAGAGATATCTATAGAAAAATCGCTGAAGAACAGTGATGAGAAAGCGGCATTTAAAGAGTTCTTCGATTTAGGGTTATTGTCCAGAACACTAACGCATGATATGATGGGCGCAGGTGATAGAGGTGTAGAGGAATACACCGGGTTCAGAGGTGTGATGAACTCCGTTATGGGGCACATGTTCCAGTTTGCAGAACGATCTAACCGTGAAGTCACAGCGATGGCTGCTTTCAGGTTGAAACGGGATATGCTGAAGGAAAATCAGCATAAGAACAAACTGTCTGACAGGCAGATCACCCGACAAGCTATTGACTACGCTATTGAAGCAACATACGCAACGCACGGGGATTATAACTCGACGAACAGACCGAGAGCTTTTAGGGGTGATGTAGCCAGGGTGATCACGCAATTTAAGCAGTACCCGCAGATGATTACCTTCCTGTACTACAACACGATGCTTAAGGCTTTTAACTCGTATGCCGATGAGCCGTCAAACAGACCGGAATGGGTTAACGCAATACTGCCTAAGCAGAAACGCTTAAGTAAAGGCGAGATCGATATGGCGAAAGCGCAGCTACGCAATATGTTGATAGCGCAGTTTGCTTTTGCAGGAACGGCTGGAATGCCTTTAGGCATCTTCGGATTGTCTGCGCTATCTGCGGTTCTTGAGATGGGATTAGACGATGACGACGAACCTTTTGACTTAGATGCTTATCTCAGAAAGCAGTCAACTGAGTTCATAGGCGAGACTCCGACTAAGTTCTTAGTGAGAGGTTTGGGAGGCGCTTTAACGCTCTTCCAGGGCGACCTTCATTCGAGAATGTCACAGTCAGACTTGTGGATCAGGGACGACGACCCGGATGCTGAGGGTAAAGACGCCCACCTGAAATATCTGAAATACATGGCAGGCCCAGTGTTCGGAGGCGTTCTAGGCAACATTTTAGCGGGCCATGAGATGATGAAAGAGCCTCACGATTGGTCAACCTGGCGTGGCCTAGAAAAAATGGCTCCTAAGTTCATAGGCGATCCGATGAAAGGGATTCGATATGCGGCTGACGACGCTAAGACACTGAAAGGTGATTTAGTCGAGGAGATTGACGCCTTTGAAGCGTTGATAAAAGCATTAGGGCTTCAGCCTTTTGACTTAGCAGACCGGTACGCACAAAGCAACACGTTGATGACATTGCAGAGACGACTGTCAGATCGCCGTACTTATTTAAGGCAAAAAGCGGCTATTGCAAAAATAGAAGGTAACACAGAAGAATTACGCCGCATTTGGGAAGAAGAAATCAAAGAAGGTTTCAACGCTAAATGGGAAGGTTCCAGAAACGTACCTATCACAATGCAAGACATAAACGCGACGGTTAAAGCCTTAAAGAGTTCGCACAAAAACACGGATCACGGCATAAGGCTGAACGATAAGTATCAGACCTTGATAGACAAATACCGCTATTTACAATAGCCACTCATCTTAGGAATAGTATAAATGAAAGATTTAGTGCTAGAGTTAGACTTGACTCCTCCAGAAACTAAGGCGGAGATAGAGAAAGCAAAAGCGAAGAAAAGCTCCGAAGATGACCAATTAGGGGCTGAACTTTATTCAAGATGGGATAGCTGGCAGACCAGCAGACGCTTGATTGAAGAAGAATGGCTGAAAGACTTACGCGCATATAACCAGCAGAATGAATCTGATAAAGAGAAGCTGTCGAAGTTTCACAGTGACATCTATATCGGTATTACGCGAACAAAGTGCATGTCGGCCTACAGTCGTGTAGTGGACATCCTCTTCCAGTCGAAGGATAAGCATTGGGGTATTGAACCTACCCCAGTCCCTTTCGATGGAGTCGGCCAACCTAAGACGGAGGAGCTTCAACAGTACCTGGATGATATGAAGCTGCGTTCAGAGCGGATGGAGACTGAGATTGACGATCATTTAGTTGAGCTAGACTACGAGGAGCACGTTAAATCAGCAATACTTGAAGCGTGTATTTTAGGCACAGGTGTTATCAAAGGCGTGACTCCTACGGTTAAAACAGAAACAAGATGGGGCCGGTTAGAAGACGGCTCTTGGGATATCACCATAGAGGAGAAGCCTTTTCCTGTGATGTCATCCCCTTCCATCTTCGAAGTTTACCCAGACCCTTACGCGACTTGTAGTGAAGATGTTTCTGGCGTGTTTGAACGACACGTTCTTACTCGTAGCCAATTCTCGGCATTGCGAGAAGACTCCAGGTTCGACTCCAAGAAGATCAAAAGTATCTTAGATAGAACGGACAGAGGAAACCATACGCCGGTCTATCATGAGACAGAACGGCGCTCTATTGCTAACATATCAGAAACGTCAGGGGCTAACTCAGACCGGTATGATGTTCTAGAATATTGGGGAGAAGTGTCAGGCAAGCTGCTTGAGCTTTACTGCACAAGCGAAGATATCGATCCGACTGAGACATATATGGCGAATGTGTGGGTGTGCGACAGCCTGGCCTTATACGCCAGATTATCGCCTTTGAAGAAGCAGCAACTCCCCTACCACTTCTTCCCTTACTTCAAAGCGCCTTATCAGTTCTGGGGCATCGGCCCAGCTCGAATGATGCGATCCAGTCAGCAAACTCTGAACGGGTCTATTCGAGCCATGTTAGACGGCATGGCTATGGCAGCTATCCCTATGGCTGAAGTGAACGTCACGATGTTAAGGGAAGGACAAGACCCTAGACGCATTGAGCCGGGTATGATTTATTTAAGAGATAACGGAGACCCGGGAGTACCAGCGGTTCGATTCTTCCAGCCGAGCATACCGACAGGACAGCTTATGCAGATGTCTGAGATGTTCAAGCGGTATGCAGACGACGAGTCCTCCATCCCTGCTTATAGCTACGGTGACACGTCTAACGAAGCCAATAAAACGGCTAAGGGGATGTCGCTGTTGATGAGTGCCTCTACCCTGCCGATCAAAATGGTGGTCAAGAACCTGGAAGATTTTTGTATCAGACCGTTTATCCAAAGCGTATTCGATTGGTTAATGGAATGGAGCGATAAAGACGAGATCAAAGGCGACATGGATATTGTTGTGCTTGGCACCACATCGTTAATGGCAAAAGAAATTCGGTCACAGCAACTGATGCAGTTCCTGAACATTTCATCTAATCAGCTTGACGCCCCACTGGTTAATCGTCGTTACTTGTTAACGCAAATTGCTAAGTCGTTAGAAATTGACGTGAACAAAGTGCTGTTAGAGGAAGAAGAAGTACAGCTTAAAATGGAAAGTCAGGCTAAAGAATCAGCGATAGACTTAGCTAAAGCCGCCTTGTATCAAATGCAAACAGCTAGAGAGCAAGCTAATATTGATAAGATTGTCGCTGAAACAGCTAACACTAATGTTAAATCACAGTACGCAGCTACTCAGACAGCCGCGACAGCGATAATGAACCAGAACGTGTTGCCGGTATCAGACGAATTGTTGAAGAGTGCGGGGTATAAAGACTACGACGGGCCGCCGATAGCAAATAACCCGTTCCCTGAACAAGGTATGCCTCAACAATCCATGATGGGAAGCGAATCCACATTACAGGAAGGCGCCCCACCGGTGAGGCAAAACACATCTCCTGCTAACCCACCCGTTCCGCAAAGACCGGATGACGCAGGGTTGCGTGATTTTGATCAACAATTTAACCGAATGGCCAACCCTCAAATGCCTAGTTCTGCCCTTAAAGGCATAGAGACAAAAGAGAATGACGGCATCGATAACGATTTTTATGTCGATAATATAAAATTTTAAGCCACTTATGTTGAAATTTAGAATAAACTGTGGTATAAGTTTTGATAATAATATTAGCTTTACTAATTAAATGACTAAACAACAAGCCGAACAACTGTATCAGCTTTTTACGTCACCCGGATGGAAGTGCTTTTTGGAGTTTAAAGCGGCGAAGTTGGACATTCTCCACCGTCACATGGAAACCTGCAAACCTGAGAAGCTACTCTTACTACAGGGACAGGCGACCGAGATTAGAGAAGACTTTGATCTACAAAGTAAGGTTAATGATTTTATAGGGTAAATAACGGAGCGGCTTACCTTAGAAGTAAGTCTTTAGTGTAGAACTATGATGCGTTTGGAACGTGTCCTACCAGGATGATGAATGAAAGATTACGACAAAATTGATGAAGAATTAGATGATGAATTACGCGCAATGTATTCAGAGGAAGGTGCAGATGAAAAAGAAGAAATGCCCGAGCAAGGGGATTCCGAAACCGAGACCCATGAAGTAGAGGAACAGGAAGAAAGCGCGGAAGTAGTTTCCGAAGATCAAGAATATTATCAGGAAGAAAGCGACGACGAAGGAGTATCTACAGAAACCTCATCAGAGGAAATGATACCAGAGTCAAGATATAAAAATGCCGTTGTCGCAATGAACAAGGCCCAAAGGGAGCTGGCCGAAAAGCGTAAGGAAGACGCAAACAGAGATTCAGTGATAGAGCAGCTTCAATCTCAGGTTCAAGCTTTGACTCAGCAACTGGCCTCAAAAAGTGAGCAACCAGAAACTGATGCCAAACCGGATCAGAAGACTGAATCTAGCATCGATTCAGGGGAAGATTTAGAAGAAGCTTTAGAGCTTTACCCAGAAGTAATTAACCCGCTACTCAGCCGTATCAAGCTGTTAGAGGGTAAATTAAATGCGATGAGTGGTGACGTAACCGCTTCTAGGCAGACGATGGAAGACTATCGTCAGCAGAAAAGACAAGAAGCTTACTCGAACCATTGGGCGCAAATTTTAGATAGACACCCGGACACACGGGAGATCGTTCAGAGCCAAGAGTATGCCTCATGGTATGAGCGGCAACCTAATATGATCCGACAAGCCCTTGAAAAAGGCTCTGCCGGTGATGTGATCGCGGCGCTGAACTTGTTTAAATCCGAGTACCCTGCGCAGACCGAAGCACAAGCTCCGCACAATAGAGCGGTGAATAAACAAGATAAGCTGGCCGCTGCTAAAGCCGCATCAATGCCGAATGTTAAGACATCAGCAAAGGGCAAAGCACCGACTAAGCGAACCTTCACTTCTGCTGAGATCAATAGTATGAGTATGGACGAGTATCGGAAATACGAGAAAGAGATTGATGAAGCACTAGCGAAGGGCGAGATTGTATAACCATTTTTATTAATTTTGCATTGTCGTGATGACATTGCTTTTCTCTTCGCGAGGACTTTTTTATGGCTACTTATGTACCTAGAGTTGGGGGCAACCTCCCTAACGGAAATTTTAACCCAGCTATTTGGAGCAAAAAGCTCAACAACAAATACTATGCACAAACATTCCTGATGGATATTTGTAATAGTGACTGGGAGGGTTAATCTTAGCTCTCGTTAAACTGCGTGAATTGACTGGGACGCCCTAAGAGCTTTTAACACTACAGCATAATTGGTAACGATAAGTGCGACAGTTTGAAAAGATAAAAGATTGGGTAATCAGCAGCCAAGCAGCCTGGGAACAGGTTGAAGGTTCAACGACTAGAATATACCATCCAGAACGGATGATGAAATTCCACGAGTGCGCAGCTATACTGAATAGATATTTAGTATAGAAGATATAGTCTGAACTCATTAGAAATAATGAGATGGGAAAGATAAAGAGCTTTCCCGATAACATATTTGGAGATTAAAGGTCAAGGCTCATCCGTTCATATTCGCAGCCGTCCAACTGTGGCGATTAGCGATTACTCGGTAAACCAAGACATTCAGTACCAAGATATTGTCGATGAAAAGCAAGAGTTGCTGATCGATAAAGCGAAGTCATTTTCGTTTAAAATCGATGACATTGATGCGACTCAATCTAACATCGCATTGATGAACGAGTTGACTCAGGACGCGGCGTATCAAATGAAGATTGCTATTGATACTCACGTTTTAGGCTCAGTATATGCCGACGCGACTAACGCCATCTCGACTTTGACTATGGATAAAACCAACGTCATTGATTGGATTATCGACGCTGAAGTTTTACTGGAAGAGAACAACATTCCAACTGAAGACCGTTGGTTAGTTATCCCTCCTAAAGCAGCCGGTTACATCCAAAAGTCTGATTTGAAAGACGCCTCTATTACAGGTGACAGTCAGTCTATTGTTCGTAGCAATTTGAACAACGGCCGTTTGGGTAAGATCGGCGGTATGACTTTGTATGTGAGCAACAACTTAGCACGTTCAGGTAACACATTCCAGTGTTTAGCCGGACATAAATCTGCGGTGACGTTTGCTTCTCAGATCGTTAAAGTTGAGAATTTACGTCTGCAAACTAAGTTCGCTGACGCCGTTCGAGGTATGAATGTTTATGGATTCAAAACCTTGATTCCTTCTGGCTTAGTAAGTATGCCTGCTACTATTTCCTAATAGCGGCTAACCTATAGCGTAGGCTATCAACCGATAGCCTACCCTTTTATCGAATTTTACACAGGACATAATAAATGGCAACTGTAAACGTAACCCAACGACCAGCAGGCTACAACCATAGCCAACTGGTTAACGACACCCCTTTTAAAACAGTATCGGCAGTGTTCGACGGCGCAGAAGCAGCAGCGGTTAAAGGCTCTGCGATTGCGACATCAGACGTTATCGAGTTAATCAACGTACCGGCAGGCGCTTTCGTTCTGTCTGTAACCCATAAAGTAACTACAGTAGAAGGCGGCACTTGTACTTACCACATTGGTGATGATGCAGACCCAGATGGTTTTGTAGCATCCGGTAACGGTAATGCGGCAACCAATGCTTCCAGTTTTAACGGAACAACTACTCCTGCCTTCGGTGTTGGTAAATTCTACGCTGCGGCTAACACGATTGACTTAACCTTAGCCACAGGTACTGCGGCTGCGTTAGTCGTTGAAGTGTCTGCAACCTTTGCGTTAACAGACCCTAAAGCGTCTTAATTTAGGAGATAAGCATGGCAGCAATTTCTACGTTAACTAAGGATCAATTAGCAAAACTGGCTAAAGATGACTTTGGTGTTGAGCTTGACTTGCGTAAAACGATTGACGTGTTGCGCAGTGAAGTTACCAAGTTACAGGAGAAAGGAGGTAGAGAAGACTCCCCTGCCCCTGAAAAGCAAACTGCTTCGCATATTTTAAATAGAAACACAGGTCGGTGGTTTCCCTACTCGAAACTGTTGGCTGACTATTTAACAAATGCAGTTCCTTGTGACGAAAACGGGAAACCTGTCTGATGAATCTTGCACAACTCATTAACGTCACACGCATGAGGTTGGGCGACATCGGGAACTTGGAAGTCTTAGTTACTGACGAGTTTCTGACTGAATCGCTTAATCGAGGTGTCGTCGAAGCTCTTGAGAGAGGCTTTAGCCTGTACGAGGTGGACGACAGTGCCGTTATTGAGTTGTCCGTTTTAGCAGACGAGGACGTGTACTCGTTGCACGACAGCGTCGAGCAACTACTTCACGTCAGAAGGCAGAGCGACGGGTTTGTGCTTACACAGACCACTGAAGATGAGCTTGACTATTTACGACCCTACTGGACAGAAGATGCGCCTAACAAGCCTGAGTTCTATATCCGTGACGGTCAAAGAATACAGCTTTACCCTGTTCCTGATGCGATAGACGTATTAGAGCTTAAAGTGTCCCGGTTACCGTTAGTTGATATGGCTGACGATGCCGATGAGCCTGAACTGCCGGTCAGATATCACAATGACTTAACGTGGTACGCCGTAGGTGAAGCCGCCATGTTATCCGGTAATGCTGACTTAGAGGCAAGATCAATGGCTCAGTTTGAGCGCACTTTCGGCAGACGGCGCAGCATTAAGTTCAATGCTGTGAGTAAAGCAACACCGAACAACGCAGTGATGTACTGCACTCGGCCAATGTTGTAAGGCAACCCATGCTCTTCGACGAACTGATTAATCAAGGCTATACAACCCCCTTATTCCTGGAGTACATATGAATCTAGAGTCAATATTGATGCAATCCCGTATTCGCTTAGACGATCTAGGGACTACTGGGGTGCTATGGACTGATGAAGACCTAATAGCATACGCTAACGCCGGGGAGCGTGAAATATGTAGGAGAGCGTTAGTTTTAAAAGACGCTACGAGTGCTATAACTACAGTAAGTTTAGTCTCTGGGACATCCACATACGTTATTGATCCTCGTATTATCCTAGTAAACCGGGCGGCACTAGATGGGGCGGGACGTTTAAAACGCATATCAGTAGAAGTGTTAGATACGATTCTTGGGTGGGAGGCAGCGTCTGGAACCCCATCCTACTTCTCGACAGATTATAGCGATGGAATGCTATTAGTAACACCGACCCCTAATGCAGACGCTGATCTCAAATTGACCGTGTATAGAATGCCTCTATCATCAATGTCATCCGCCCAAGATATACCAGAGATTCCTGAAGAATTACACTCTTATATTATAGATTGGGTGTGCTATGAAGCATACTCGAAGAACGATGCCGATACTCAAAATCTTGAAAAAGCTAATTATTTCTTTGAAAAATTCAGCAGATCAATAGGCGCAGCAAGACCGGCAGACATCTTTGCAGTAATCCAGCGTGAATTTCCTAAGTATCTTGATACTGCGGCTTCCCAAGGTAGTACCGGGGATAGAGTGTACGCCCCAAGAGACTCTAAATGAAGCTGAAGGCTTTAGCCAACGACGTGTGCGAATGGCAGCGTAAGCAAAGACCTAAACGAGTTATCTCAAGGTGGCTATGATGGATATCTTAATCGAACAGCTAAAGCGTCATGAAGGGTTTCGATCTAAACCTTACCGATGCACTGCGGGTAAACTCACTATCGGCTATGGCAGAAACCTGGACGATGTGGGCATCACACCATCGGAGGCTTTAGAGCTTTTGAGGCAGGACGTTGCCCGAGCCAGAAAGGATGTCTTGAAACATATTAGCGGCGCTGATCTGTTAGATGACGTCCGGTTAAATGTTCTGATCAACATGTGCTTCAATCTGGGCATTTATAAACTATTGCTGTTCAAAAAAACACTGAGAGCAGTACAGGATTTTGATTTCGATAAAGCCGCAGAAGAAATGCTGAACAGCGTCTGGGCGAACCAGGTAGGCGTTCGGGCAACAGAACTGGCCGAGCAGATGCGAACCGGGGAGTATTGGTAATGTGGCAAGCGCTTGTTGCACCTATCACGACCTTGATTGAAGGGGTGCTTGACAAGGTAGTGCCAGACGCTGCTGAGCGGGATCGAATCTCTTTTGAGATTCAAAAATTATTGAT